TTAAGTTTTTAATGTTCATATTTATACTTATCTTTTATAATTTACAATTAAAGTGTTTTTAATGAGTTAATGAAATTTATTATTTGTTCTTTAAGATATTGATCTTTATTTTTAGTAGGAAGTGTTTCTATGGATTTTTCAAATTTTTCATAAACAGGAAGAAAATTTCCTTCTTCGCTTAAAACCCATTGTTTTGATTCCAAAATTCCATTTACAAAAGCAGAAGGAACCGATGGATCAGCAACTACATCAACCGCAACCAATCTAAAATCTGCTACTTGATTGATTCCATTTTTTTCTTCCAATCTTCCAAGTGCTCTGCTGGAAACCCCAAGCTTTACACCATCCAAAATTAAAGAACGAACAATTTGTCCCATTGGTGTAGAAAGAACTTTTGATTTACCTTCAAAAATATTTCCATTTTGTTTTAGTTCTGTTACAACGTGACAAACTCTTTCCAAATTTATTTCAGGAGTTGAAGGATGATTTAATTCTCCGGTTGCACGTTTTGTCGTTATCATTTCATTAGTATAACGATCAACTTCTTTTATCATTTCTTCCAAAGGATAGACTCTTTTATTTTTATTGGCTTCATTTGCCATCAAGAATGGTCCTTGAATGTGAAGTATCGAAGGAGTGTTTCTATTTTGTTCTTCAATCAAATACTTTATTTCGTATGTTGGTTCTTCTACTAAAAGATTATATGCTTTGGACATAATGGTTTATATATATTTATAGTTTATTTACCTACTTTTTGTAAAAATATAGTTATTTTTTAAGATAAACTATTTATTTTTTGATCTGTTAGTATAATGAATTGATATCCTTTCGATTTTCCCCATGCTTCGGCAGCTTGCCATTTTGCTTGATTTATCACCCATTGTGTTTGTTCATATATCATAGTTTTTGGTTTTTTATGCTTACTCGGATCCGGTCTTATGGTTTGTTTATGAGGTTTGATTTCAATCAATAATTTTTTAATAGTTCCATCTTTGTCTTTTAAAGCTGCAACAAGATCTACAAAATATCTATGAATTCTTCCGTCCATTGGAGACTGATAAGGAATTACAATACTTTCCGATCCCCATGTAAGAATGTTTGGATTGTTATCAAACCATCTCATTACTTTCAATTCCAAAGACGATCTGTATATGCAGGGGAGTTTTCCTTTGTATTTTGATGGATTTAAAAATTGAAATATACCTTGTGTATAATTTTTATTTTTTTTGAAAGAAGGCTTCACATGTATAATTTACAAGTTAGCCCACAAAAAACTTGATAGGATCTCTATCAACAGTATCTTTCATAATTTCTTCTTCGAGAGTTTTTTTCTCTTCTACACCTTGACTCATCAAATCTGAATAGTTTACAGCCTGTCCACCAAATAGATTTGTTCCTGTGTATTTTCCTCTTATATGACCCATTGCAATTTTTGTTTGTGCCAACGCATGTCTGTAAACCCAAAGTTGATTTACTAAAAATTTTAAAGGTTTTTGCATTTTACAACCAACCAATCCGAAATATACATTTGAACTTTGTTGTGCAGGTTCTGGAATTATTTTGAGTATTTGTGTATCAGGATCAAAACGCAAATATGGAGTAAGTGCCAAAACTTTGTCGCGTGTATCCAACCAAGTTTTGAGTGCTTGCCAAGTTACCAAATCATAACCAACATTTCCAAGCAATTGCCCAAAGTATGCTTGTTGTGCAATTGTATTTTCAATTGTAAAAAGTGTATTGACTCCAGTATTGTTTCCTTCAGCAAAAGAAAAGACATCTATAACTTTTCTATAGCTATCCATGTCATAATCATAACCTGCACTTAAAGAAGGATTGTTTGTATTTGAATTGTACATATTAGGAGTGATATTCATCAAATCTCCAATTGGCAATCCAATGCCGGGTTTATACAAATCAGATCTAAAAATTAAAAATTCCTCAGTTGTTCCTGAAAATTTTGTAAACCATTCAATCGAAATATCAATCAATTCATATATTTGTTCACTGCTTATTTCTATTTGGATCAAAGGTTCACCTAAACTGCGACGAATCCTTTGGGCTAATTGATCATAACTTTTAATTTGGGAATTAAAAGTAGTACTTCCATGAAATTTATTTGGTAAAAGAGACATTTATTATATTTATAGGAACTTTTTTAATTTAAATGAAATTAATCTATTATTGTAATATACTGATTTAATTATATTTATTGATATTTCCAACAACCAAACCAATATCTTTTTTTGTAAGAGTTACGATTCCGTATTTCCCATTTACTGAAATAACCGGACTTTGACCAACATTAACAGTAACAGATTCTATGGGAGCGGGTGTAATATCTATTATAATTTGGTCACTCATTGTATTGTTCTAAAAGTATTTTGCCAATCTGTTGAAAATGGAGAGCGAGGTATGATAGGCCAATTACCCATTAAATATGTATTTACCTCTCCCGAACATAATGATAATGTCAAGCTCCAAGCATAGTTTCCAACGGGAATGTCTGCTATTCTTGGTAAAATACTAATATTACCAGCAGTTGGGGGGTTTAATATAACAATACCACTTGTTGCAGTAGATAGAGGAAATACATTTGGAGTTGCCAAATTATATACCAACTTTACTGCCATTTCCACAGATGCTCCGGTCAAATCCAATGCAGAACCGTTTTTGGTAAATGTAATAATCGGAATACCTTCCCAAGTATCTCCTGTTATTTGTGCAGGAATATCATAATTCATATACTATATTTATATGAAAAATGTTAGTTTATGCTGGAGTTGCTTCTGCTCCTGCTGGTTTTGGACTTGCTTCTGTTCCTGCTGGTGCTGGAGCACCACCTTCTGCGCCACCTGCTTCTGGAGCACCACCTTCTGGTGTAGTTTCTGCTCCACCTCCTCCACCTCCACCAAATTCTGGAATGGATGAAGAAGAAATTCCACCGCCTCCACCACCTCCAAGTGCAGATGCCTCTACACCAGCAGCAGCTTCGGTTGCAGCATCCAACACTTCTCTCCAATTCGGGCCGTTGCTTTCAATTTGATTTATTTCCCAATTGAGTGCAGCATCTTTTCTTCTCCATTCCATATTTTCTCCAATTTTTGCATCAGAATAATCCAGATAATGTCTTTGTGCAAATGTCTTGGAAATACTTTCATTTTGACTCATGTCATTGAAGTTTTTGAATTTGAGTTCAAGTAATTGTTGCTGACGAATTGCAAAGAAATTGGAAGGAGGAGTAAAACTAAAATCAAAATAAGATTCATGGAGTTTATACTCTTTCCACCAACCTCTTAATTTAAGATGAGTGACAAAAGAATCTTTCAGACCAGCCGATACGTGATTTTGCAAACGAACAATAAATTTTGCAAACTTCAATTCATCTTTTAAAATTTCCGATCCATCTTTAAATGGTTCGTTTGGATTCAAGCGAGTAATTGGAACTTTCAAACTCTTATAAAGTTTATTGACAAAATACATCAAATCATCCAACTGACCTAAATTTGCACCCCCTTGCATCATCTCAACATCTGATCCCACTTCTCCATTTCTTCTGGCAAACCAATAACTGTCGAGCATAGTTTGGGGATTGTAAATGTTGCCAGCGCCGGGTGATTGTGTACTGGAATTATAAGTCTGTTTGCTCCAATATTGTTGCATCAGTTGTTTGATATATGATTCGGCCTTTGCAGGTGGCATATTACCAACATCTATTTTAAATTTTAATCTTTCTGGTGCTCTGACCATTCTGTAAATAATAATAGAATCTTCCAAAAGCGATAATTGTTTGTATGCTCTGCGACAATTTTCAATAAATGGAATGCGAATGGATTGATCTTCGTTCCACATACCAGAATGGATATAAGTAACTTGGTTTCCTTGAAGTGTTACCAATTGTTGTTGCAAAGAATTGACAGGACTTATATTGCTTTGCATTTGAGAAAGAGGAGCAGCAGGATTGTTTGCACCTGCGGGATTGTTTGTAAGACTGATTGGTTTTTGAAATACAAAATTTTCAATTACATTGTTTTGTATATTGTCATATACAGGGTTTATGAGTTCGCCCGGTATGCTTAAAATTCCTATAATTCCCTTTTCTCTGTTCTTTTCGTGAATTACGTTTTCAAAAAATAATTCACCTTCAATCAAAAGTCTTCTGATATAAGACCATCCTTTATGTTCCAAATCATATATGTTTATAAATCTATAAAATTCTTTTATCAGTTCGTTTTTTATTTCTTCATTTAATTTCAAATATGAAGAAAAGTTGATATGAACAATTTTGTTGTTTTCATCTTTTACTATAAATTCATCACAAATTTCATCCAAAGCATCGGAAACTTCTGCATATGCTGCCATTCTTCTATACTCTGCCAATCTTCTTATTTTGTCAGAATCTACATTTGCATAAATGTACTTGTGATAGGCATGATCGGAAATGAAAGAACCCGGATTATAATACTCCCCATATTGATTACGCATGAAAGGTCCGGTTAAAACGGACTGTTGCATGATCTTCAATTCATTTCTCTTTGAAAGACGATCAAACAATTCATATTTGGAATTGTTGACATCTTCTGTTACAGCACCAGATATATAAGGAAGTCTCTGTAAAATTTGAGATATAAAATTTCTACTGGTATCCGGTGTTCTGTTTGAATTTGAGGTAATATCAGCCATGACTTATATTCTACTTATACAAAATAATTAAGTTATCAAATCTAAACGTTATATTTTAAATTTACAGAAGAGATCAAAGAATTTAAACTGTCTATTTTTAAAAAAGGCAAAAATCCATTTACTTCGGTTATATATGGCATATCAGAGTTTAATATGTTGATACTAATTAAACCAAAACTATACTTTGAGTTTCTATTTATAAAAGAAATATTAAAATTTTTAGTATCGCTATTGTATGTTATTTTAGGATTTTCTATATAAAAATTATCGTAATTCCAATCTATTTTATCAGTATAT